AGACAACGCCTTATAGGGTTGTCAGAAAATAAACTTTGCTTAACAAAAGGAGGTTTTATGACCAATAAAGCACTATCTATTTTCAATCAATTAAGACCATTATCAGTAGGATTTGACGACATGTTCGATCATTTTGAGAATATGTTTGAAGTACCTACGATGAACTATCCACCATACAATATTGTAAAAACTGGTGATAATAAATTTAATATTGAGGTTGCTCTTGCAGGTTTCAATAAAAAAGATATTAAAATCACTAGTGAAAATAATATGTTGGTTATCGAGTCTATCAACGAGGTAGACAAAAAAGATAAGAATGGTGAAGTGATTCACAAAGGTATCTCTCAAAGATACTTTAAAAGATCATTTACTATCGCTGATGACGTAGAAGTCAAAGGTGCGGAGTTGAAAGATGGTCTGTTAAAAGTGTCAATGGAGAAGATTATTCCAGACGCTAAAAAACTAAAAACTATTAATATTAAATAGTATAAAAGATAGTGGCGGCTTATTGACAAGCCGCCATTTTTATTGTATAATTAGTCAAATATTTAATTGAAAAGGAAAAATATATTATGGAGCTAAAAATAAAATCACACACATTTAAATTTAGAACTGGAGACACAGATGAAAAAGGCGGTTGTACTTTTATAGGTGGTTCGTGGGTAGATAAAAATTCAGATGAATTATTTAATAACAAAAAAGTAGTTTTATTCAGTTTACCTGGTGCATTTACACCTACTTGTTCAGGTCAACAATTACCTACTTATGATGAAATGTTTGATTCATTTAAAGAACAAGGTATAGATGATGTATATTGTATATCTGTAAATGACGCTTTTGTTATGAACGCTTGGGCAAGAGATTTAGAAATTAAAAATGTTAAAATGATACCTGATGGTTGTGGAACATTTACTAGAAATATGGGTATGTTAGTTAACAAACCAGTGCAAGGTTTTGGTTTAAGATCATGGAGATACTCTGCTGTTATTAAAGATGGTGTTGTAGAAATGGCGTTTGTAGAACCTGGTTTTAATCAACACAGCCTTGATGATGATCCTTATACAGTTTCATCGCCAGAACATATGCTTAAGTATTTACAACAAACTGATCCAAGACACGATCAACTTACTCAACCAAGTGTAGAGGGTATTGACTTAAAAGTAAATTAGTGTTATAATTATATTATGAAATACAACGAAGATAAAATCTTAAATGAAATCAAAGAATATATAAAATCAACTTATGGTCAACATTATTCAACAGGTAAAGATGGCTTTCAAGTACAAGATTTATTTAAGACACTAGGTATTGGTAAAGATTTTTGTCAGGCCAATGCAATAAAATATCTTTGCAGATATGGCAAAAAGAATGGACACAATCGTGCTGACTTGTTAAAAGCAGTACACTATGTTATACTATTATTAAATTATGATAAGGAGAAGTAATGAAAATAAGTGAAGCGACTATAAGTGTTTTGAGAAATTTCTCGGACATTAATAATAACATCTTATTTAAGCCAGGCAAAACAATTGCCACAATGTCAACTATGAAAAACATTATGGCTCAAGCAGATGTTAACGAAGAGTTTAACCAAGAGTTTGGTATATATGATTTACCAGAATTTTTAAGAGCGATAGACTCTTTTCAAAAACCTGTACTATCTTTTAATGGTTCAGCAAATTTGAAAATTAAAGATGAGAGCTCAACTCTTTCAGCAAGATATGCTTTTGCTGATAAATCAACCTTGGTAACACCATCAAAAACAATAAACATGCCAGATAAATCTGTCACATTTACATTAAAAAATAGTGACTATGAATCTGTTAAAAAACTATATACAAATTTAAGTCTACCTGATATTGCGTTTAAAGGTGAAAATGGCAAAATTAAATTAGTTGCATTAGATAAAAAAAATAGTAATTCAAATGAATCAACTATTGAAATTGGTTCATGTAATATGGACTTTACTGCATATATTAAAGCAGAGAATATGAAAATTATTCCTGGTGAATATGATGTTGCAATATCTAAAGCAAAGATTGCTCATTTTATAAACAAAAAAGTTCCTGTGCAATACTGGATTGCATTAGAAGCCGATTCAACATTTTAGAGGTGTTGAATGTCAGATTTCTTATGGGTTGAAAAATACCGTCCTAGAAAAATATCAGAATGTATTTTAAGTGAAGACTTAAAAAATACCTTTTCTAAATTTCTAACAAATAAAGAATTACCAAATCTTCTTCTTTCAGGAACAGCAGGTACGGGTAAGACAACAGTTGCTCGTGCTTTATGTGAAGAGTTAGGTGTTGATTATATAATAATAAATGGTTCAGATGAAGGTAGACATATTGATACCTTAAGGACTACAATCAAAAATTTTGCCTCGTCTGTATCTTTAGACGAAGGATCAAATCATAAAGTTGTAATTATTGATGAGGCTGATTATATGAATCCAGATTCTGTTCAGCCTGCATTAAGAAACTTTATTGAAACATTTTACAAAAATTGTAGATTTATATTTACTTGTAATTTTAAAAATAAGATTATACCTGCTTTACATAGTAGATGTACCGTTATTGATTTTCGTATTACAAATGGTCAAAAAGTAAAAACAGCAACAGCATTTTTAAAAAGATTAGGTACAATCTTAACTGAAGAAAATATAGACTTTGATAAAAAGGTACTTGCTGAATTAATACAAAGACATTATCCTGACTTTAGAAGAACAATTAATGAATTACAAAGATATTCTGTAAGAGGTAAGATAGATAGTGGTATACTCGTTTCTTTATCAGAAATTAATAACAAAGAATTAGTTAAGTTATTAAAAGAAAAAAGATTTACAGATATGAGAAAATGGGTTATACAAAACCTAGACCAAGATCCATCTTCCTTGTTTAGTAGTATATATGAAATATTATATAAACATCTTCACCCTCAATCTGTTCCTGCTGCCGTAATAACGATTGCAGATTACCAATATAAATCCGCCTTTGTAGCTGACCATGAGATAAATATGGTTGCCTGTTTGACACAAATCATGGCAGAATGTAAATTTAAATAGAGGGAACAATGGCAAGAAGAACATTTTGGCGAAAGCTTATAGTAAAATGCAGAATGTTTTGGGCTGATGTGAGAGGACATCATGGTAAATGCTGGGATTACGAACCAGGAGATTATTATATGGGAAGTCACAAAGGGCACAAAAAACATGAAAAAAAGATGTAATGATTGAATATAAATTATCTGATTATCTAAATGCGATTAACTATTCAAAAGTTAATTTACTAGATGGTAGTGATATAGTATGGGAAAAAAAATATCCACCTTATGTAATTAATCGTTGTTTATCACAGCATGTGGATGCTATAATGATGGCTAATGAGGTCAACATGAGACACGGTCTTAACAAGAGGCTACAGTTTCATTTTTTAATAAATAGTATTCGTAAGAGAAAAAGATTTGGCGGTAAATGGATATCAACTGCTAAATCAAAAAATTTAGAGTATGTAAAAGAATATTATGGTTATAGCAACTCAAAAGCAAAAGTAGCCCTAAATATACTAGATACTAAACAATTGAATCTTATTAAATTAAAACTTGATAAGGGTGGGAGAAAAAGATGAGTGATGAATTAAATTGGTCACCTGAAAAAATGTTAGAGGTAACTCTAAAACAACCAGATGACTTTTTAAAGATTAGGGAAACTTTGTCCCGAATAGGTGTTGCAAGTAGAAAAGATAAAACTTTATTTCAATCTTGCCATATACTTCATAAACAAGGTAAATATTATATAGTGCATTTCAAAGAGTTATTTGCTTTAGATGGCAAAAAAGCAACTTTGATTGAAAACGATATACAAAGAAGAAACACAATCGCTGTTTTATTACAAGACTGGAATTTATTATCAATATTAAAAAAAGAAGAATCAGATAATAAAGCACCACTATCTCAAATTAAAATAATTGCATTTAAAGAAAAAGGTGAATGGAATTTACAAGCAAAATATAATATAGGTAAAAAATCTACAAAAGAAGAAACTAAAACTGAATAGGATATATTATGATTAAATTATATAGACTCACAACAGGTGAGGATATTATTGGAGTGTTTGTTGAGGAAACAGATTTATTTGAATTTGTAAAAAAACCTTTCGTATTAATTCCAAT